TATCGCCTGCTACCACATCGGATGGCAGCAGCGCCCCGCCACCCTGCGCGAACACCGGCCTCGCACCCAAGCCGTTGATATTGAGCGTGGTCGGCCCGGTGTTGGTGTTGTTGATCTTGATCAGGATCGCCAGACCGGCGGCCAGCGAGATTGCTGGCGCACCGGCGGGTGGTGAATAGCTGACCGTCACGGTGTTCGCCGCACCGGAATCGACCGCGTACGGAATGTAGACGAAGTAGTTATTGGTGGTGCCAGCGCCGCCGGTGCCGCCGAAATTGATCAAGATGAAGCTGGTGCCGTCGTAGACCAGCTCGGCCAGACCGCCAGCGGTGAGATCGCCAGCCGAGAGCTGCGATCCATTCGGACGCTTGACCTGCGCGCTCCCGGCACCGGCATTGATGGTGACCGCGCCAGTGTTGGTGACCTTGATCTTGACGCGCAGCGGCAGGCCGACCGTGTAGCTGGTGATCGGTGGAGCGAACGAGCATGAGATGGTGTTGGCCGACCCGGTATCCTCCGCATAATTCATCCGCTGCGAGCGGATCGATTTCGCCACCTGTTCGAGATCGGTATCGCTGGGCGTGACGAAACTTCTGGTGATGATCGCGACCAGCTCGCGCATCGGGTGCTCGAACGCGGCAGCAGGCGGAATGCTGCCCTGCCGTCCGATCGACGGGTCGCCATTGATGTAGGGCGCGTTCGGATCGGAGATGCCGTAGGGCTGCACGTATTTCATGGCTTCAGTCCCGTCGTTGATAGGTTTAGATTTACAGCCAGCCGTTCGCCGGAACGGTCAGGGAGCCCGGCTCGCACACCGATGAAACCCAATGATCAGATGCCGGGCTCCCGCTACGGCGTACCCTGCATGGGTCCACCGAACGCCATCTGCGAGAAGTCCATGATGAGGTCGGTGTGTGCGGGCTTCCACCGATTGAGCAGGCACTCCAACTCTTCGGGAACGGCGAACTCAAGGTGATGATCGACGCCCGCCTGTCCCGAGCCCGCGCGGAACCATCGCAGGCCAACCGTGCCGGGGCGGATGTACCAGTAGAAACGCTGCTCGGGCGGGCCGATGTACCAGCGGAAATTCTGGTTCTTGGTCGGATCTTGCGTCGGCCGCGTGTCGCCTACCTGCGAGATCCCGGCCATGAACGGCGCGTACTCGCCGAAGTCCGCGATCTCGATATCCTCGTAGCCGACCCACTCCATCACCTTCTTGTAGTATTCGCGCGACTGGCCGCCGAGCCACGTCATCACCATGACGAGCATCTTGCGACGCGATTCGATATCGGTGGTGGACGGGAAGCATGGATCGGGCAGGCCCCATGCGCGCTCCCACTCGGGAAGCAGCTCGGTGGTCAGACGCGGATCGCTCTCGCGTTCCAGAAGGTCGGCGGCGCGGCCATCGACATATTCCCAAAACCACGCGAGGCCGCGGCAGACGCCGTAGATGGTCGAGCCGGGCGAGCGGGACCATATCTTGCCGCGCGGCAGAAGATCGACGAATGCGTCGGTGTAGTCCTCGCCGTAGCGACGGATGTGCCGATCGCGCTCAATGACGACTGGCGTCTGGTTATGTGCCATAGACGATATCGCCGAGCACGGCCATGTGCCCGGGGCTCGGCATCACGTCATCGGCCGATGTTGGGAATGAGAACGACACCACGTTGGGCGATTCCATGATCGCGCAGTATTTCCATGCCGCGTAGATCGTCTGGCCGGGCTTGGCCTTGTCGAACAGCATCTGCTCGATCGAGTTCTTGATCTCGGCCTTCACCGCGTCGGTGCTCGGATTAAGGTTGTTGATCAGAATGTCGATGCGCTGTTTGAGCGGTGCCACGACGAAGAAGTCCTTCACGGCCACCGGACGCTGCGTGTCGATGTACTCTGCGACCGTCTCGCAATCGCTCTCGAACGGGAAGCCGTCGTTGTCGGCGCGCAGCTCGTCCATCATGAAGCGCACGGTGACGGTGCCGATTCCCATCTCCAGCGGCTCGCACCACGCGCGGGTGACGCCCGGCACCGCCTTCGCCCATCGCACGTAGTCGTGCGCGGCACCGCCCTGCGGCGGCTGGCGGATGCGCTCCAGAACCCGGATGCGCAGGTCGTCGTCGCTCTCTTCATCGACGCCGCCGTCCACATCGATCGCCACCGCGGTGCCGTCCACCCCGGCGACGGTGGTGGAGATCGCCAGCGAATCGCCGGGGACGAGGTTGCCGATGACCCCGGGATCGAGCGCGCGGATCTCGCCCGGGGTCGGCACCTGACCCGACGCCACCACAAACTCTTGGATGGTCTCGTACTCGACGTTGCCGTGGATCAGCCGCGTCCCGGCCGGAACGATGATGCCGCCGTCGATGCTGGTGAAGGTGGCGGTCCCTTGCGCCAAGGTGGCGACCTTGCGGCCGGTACTGCCATCGGAATTGACCAGCCAGATATCGCCGTGCCGATCGAGCCATTCGGTCTCGGCGGTGTCAGGCAAGAGCTGCAGCGACAGCCAGTCGATGTACTGCAAAACCAAGTGGCAGAGCGCGCCCTGATTGTCGGACATGACGCGCAGCACCGAGTTCGGGATCGCTGCGTCAGCGCCCGGCAACGATCCGCGGATCTGGTCACGAACCAGCTCACGAACTTGGGTAAGAGTTGGGGTTGCCCATGGCATGGCCGATCATTCCATTATGTCTTCCCACAGGATCTGATAGCGCAGCTCGATCTCGATATCCGGACCGCGGTACATCCGGATCAGTGCGTCGATGCGTTCCTGATTGACGCGCGTGACGCGCACTTCCAACTGCGAGGCGACGCGGCGATCGATGAACGGCTGCAGCGCTTCGCGGATGTAGTGCTCGACCCGGGTGATGGTCGCGCCTTGGTAGGCTTCCGCCCCGGTGATCTTCTCGCGCATGAGCAGCCACAGCCGCGAGCCGATCGGCCAGCCGTCCCATATCTGCTCGGCGTCGAGGTCGCCCCACCAGCCGCGCCGATCGACCGAGTCCGGATCTGGCAGGCGTTCGCCGGGCTCGGCCAGCCGGTCGGTGCCGAGCGCCACGATCACCGCGGTGGCCAGCGCCTCGGTCTCGTCGAGTGAGCCGTCGCCGAGCAGCAGCCAATCGACGCTGACCGCGGTGACGGTCGGGAAGGTTCCCGACTGAACGAACCGAATGTCAGGCATGGTCCATCGGGTCTTGCTTCACTTGGATCGGGATCGTGCTCCAGATGCCGGTCTCGTCGATCCACACCCGGAATTGCTTGAAGCGAATGTGGATGTGCCTGTCGGTGACCTGATAGGAGTGGGTCTCGTCCTTCCAGTAGCCTTGGATCTTGTTGTCCTCGGTCTTCTGGTGCCCCTCGCCGCGCTTGGCCAGAATGTTGTTGTCGCCGTCGAGTTCGAGGTAGGTCTTCGATTCTTCCTTGTACTGCGCCTGCTGGCCTTCGAGCTTTTCCTGCTGGAAGTCCTCGCTCTCGCTCTGGCCACCGCTGCTGCTGCCGCCACCACCGCTGCCGCCGCCACCGCCACCATTGGCAAGCGCGCTCACGGTTGGCTGGCTTTGTGGGCCGCCCTGTTCCTGTTTCTCTTTTTTCTTGACCATCTGGATGCGGGTCTTGCGGTCGTTGCGGTTCGACCAGAAGCCGCCGTCCTCGTTCAGGTGAATCTGGTTCTGATCGTCCTTGCCGCGGAAGAGCGCCACGTCGCCTTCCTTGAGATCGCGCAGGCGATGCCGCCGATCGTCCATCACGGTGATCACCGGGAACGACCGACTGCTGCCCATAAACGAGACGAAGCCTTCGGCGCTGCCGGTGATCCGGCCCTGCTTGTCCTTGGTGGCCTTGGCGACCACCGACGTGAAGCCGTAGTTCTGCGGCGACTCGATCTTCGATCGCTGCTCGCCGCGCATGAATGTGCTTTTCGACTCCTGCATGAAATGGCCATCGTCGGCGGTGTCGATCAGGCACCGCGCGCCGCCGCCGTTGTAGGCGTAGAAACCGCTGGTCAATGGGGTCTGTCGAAACATGCTGCCTCCGTTGCGTTTATGGAGCGCCGCCCATACTGCCGATGCCGGGCGTGCCCGGTATGCTCTCACCGGGCAGCGGCTGGTTTGGATCGGGCTGGTTCGGTGCCGGGACCGGCTCGGTCGGCGTCGGCGGCGCTGGATCGTTGGTGGTGCCGGTCGAAGTGCCGGGCTTTCGCACTCCGGTCTTGCCGGGGTCGGCGGCAATCTGATTGTTCAGAAGGCCCGGCTGCACCAGCTCCAGCGTGGTGGTCGTACCGGCGTTGGTGTCTTGCGAGAACGTGACGGTCTTGATGCCCATGAGCTGGTCGATCATCGCCATCGGCGACCAGACGTAGACGTAGTCACCGGCCTTCCACAGTCCGGTGGCGCGATTGCGCAGCCATCCGGCGACGGTCACGTTGGCTTCGAAGATCGCGTAGTCGCGAAGATCCCGCTCTTGGTTGACGCGCTTCTGGAGCTGGCCATCGTTCGCTACCGGCATCTCGGCCGGAATGAGCAGGGGCGAATAGCATGGCAGCACGCCATCGGCGCGGGCTCCCATCTCGGACGCCTTCCTGCCGTTCTTCTCGTCGTTACCGTTGCTCCCGCCTTCGGCGTAGTACGGATTGAACATATCGTTGATCTTGATGGTGCACTGGCAGCGCAGAATGTTCTCGCCCTCGATCAACCCAATGTCGCTCTTCTGGATATGCGGCCAGAACGCCACGTAGTTTTTACCGGCGGGGTCGTTTGGATCGACACCTAGGATCACATCGCGGAAGCGAGCGAGCCGTTCAATGAAGTCAGCGGTCACTTCGCCCCGGCCCGCTTGCGCTTCCTCGTATGGCTCCATATCCGGCTGGCCTCTCGGAATGAACTTGCTGCCGAACGGGGCGAATACTTCGTTCGCGATCGTCATGAAATCCTTGTTGTCGAAATTGCCATCCTTGTGAATGATCGAAGCACGCGAGCCACACCACTGGTGACCTACTCCGATCAGCAGCACCTGATGATTGTCGGCGTCGTAGGCCGTCTGCCGGACAAGGATGCGGCCTGCCAACGCCAAGTAGCCGCCGAGCCAAATCTTGCAGGTGTCGCCCGGCTTGAATTGCAGTTGCGGCCACGCTGGTGGCACCGGCGAATATTCAGCGCACGTGAACCGGAAAAGCGGCCACCATTCCATCATGCGGTGCTGCACCCACACCGAAGTCCAATTTTCATACCTGACATTGTTGACTTCGAGCACCGCCACTTCATCGCGGCTCGGCCAATCCTGCTGGCCGCCAATGCCTTCTGCTCTGCCGCTGCTGTTGGGTATGGACGACGACGTTTGCTGCCGCGGGTTGCCGGGCGTGCCTTCGTCCTGCAGACGCGACGGATCGTCGCCGGTGACGACGACCTCGTCGAGATCGAGCCTGAAATCGGACATTACAGCGACAAGCCTCTTCCGTAGTTGCGCATGAATGCGGGGTGGACGACCTTGTTCTCACGCCGCAGCTCGTCGGCGCGGGCGGCGTCGTAGTACAGCCGCTGAGCGACGATGCGGGTGGACATCGGCTTGCCGAACCGCCACGCCACCACTCGCGGCAAGGGCCGCGCGGTCTCGATCAGGTGGAAGGTGAGTGCCGCGTGCAGCTTGACCAGCGCCATGTAGCTCGCTTCGTCCATCTGGTCGGCGGCGATGATCTCGGCCTCGTTGAAGGCGGCGTTCATATCGTCCTTCAGCTTGACCGCGTCCTCGCGGCTGAAGAACCGCATGTCGGCGATCACCCGGCACTCGGCCGCCATGATCATCCACGTCAGATGGTGCTTCACGGTGACTGCACCGACGCTGACCGCCGTGTCGGCCACCACCGTCTTGCGCACGTGCGCGAGCTTCTTTTGCGTGATGCCAGCGGTGACCGCCAGATCGAAGCATTCGGCCAGCGGCTCGCCGATCAGGTTCTTCTGGATCAGCAGCGCGGCGTGGGTGATCACGTCGCCGCATTGCGTCCGAAGGTCCGATCCCGGCCGCCCGCGGGTGGGCGAAACCCACAGCAGCTCGCGCAAGGCCCGCTGCACGATGCGGGCTGCTTCCTGTGCTTGGCTCTTGACCATGTGCGTCCACTCGATCGGTTCGAGGATATCGATGTGACCGACGATGAAGATGCCGTCCGGCGCTTCGCTGGCCTGCAGGATGCCGGGCAGCGGCGGGGATTCGGAGAACGCGGCAACGTCCCGAGCTTCGGTCGCAGCCAGCGTGCCGGTGAGGACATCGAGCGCCAACCCGCTGAAGGCCGCCTGATCGGGCGCGTCGGTTGCCGCCAGCACACCGGTCGAGATCGGGACGAGATTGCCGACGAAGGCAGCGGTATCGATCGCCTCGCTTGCGGCCAGCGTACCGGTAGCGACGATCGTGCCGGAAAACGCGGCAACGTCGGGGGCGTCGGTGGCCGCCAATGTGCCGGTGGCGACCGCCTTTCCAGAGAACGCCGCCACGTCCGGCGCGTCGGTGGCAGCGAGAGCACCAGTCGCAACCGCCGTGCTGGTGAACGCCACGACATCGGGAGCATCGGTGGCCGCCAGCACACCGGTCGCAACGATCGTGCCCGAGAAGGCTGCGCTGTCCACAGCCTCGGTGGCGGCGAGGGTGCCGGTGGCGACGATCGTTCCAGAGAATGCGGCAGTGTCCGGTGCCTCTGTGACCTGCAGGTGGCCCGGCCAGTAGACGCTGCCGGTGCCCGCCGCGGTGTCCGCCGCCTCGACTACATTCAGTATGCCGCCGGGCGAGACAACGTCGGCGGTCATGAAGAGCGTATCGGCCGCCTCGCTGGCGGCGAGCGTCAGACCCCAATAGACAGAACCAGCAAGCGCGGCGGTATCGAGCGCGGTCTCGGTGGCCGCGAGGGTCGCCGTCCAGTGGACGGTGCCAGCCAGAGCCGCAACATCCAGCGCCTCGGTCGCCGCCAGCGTGGCGTTCCATGCAACGGAACCGGCCAGAGCTGCAACATCCGGCGTATCGGATGCAACCAGCGTCGCCAGCCACTCGATCTGCCCGGCAAGCGCCGCACCGTCTGCCTGTTCGACCGCAGCGAGGGTGCCGCTGCTCTCAAGCGCCACGCCCTCGCCGATGAAGGACGCCTGATCGATGGCTTCGGTTGCGGCCAGTGTGCCGGTGGCAACCGCTGTTCCGGAGAAGGCGGCAACGTCGTACTGTTCCGTAGCGGCGAGCGTTCCTTGTGCGACGCTCTGGCCGGTAAAGGCCGCGGTATCCAGCACCTGCTCAGTAGCGGCCAGTATTCCTTGCGCAACGCTCTGACCGACAAAGGCGGCGGTATCGAGCGCGGTCTCGGTGGCCGCCAGTGTTGCAATCCACTCGACCTTTCCGGCCAGAGCCGCAACATCCAGCGCTTCAGTCGCCGCCAGTACCGCCCGCCATTCAGCGTTCCCGGCGAATGCGGCAGTGTCAGGTGCCTCGGTGACGGCCAGCGAGCATGAGAAATACACGCTTGCGGACAGCGCCGCGGTATCGAGCACGTCGCTCGCCGCCAGCGTACCAGTGGCCACAATGCCGCCTGAGAAGGCCGCGGTGTCCAGCGCCTGCTCAGTTGCCGCCAGTGTTGCGGCCCAATAAACCGATCCGGCAAGAGCTGCGGTGTCCGCCTGCTCGGTCGCGGCCAGTGTGCCATTGTTGACTGCTGTTCCGGAGAAGGCGGCAACGTCCGGAGCATCGGTGGCCGCCAGCGTTCCTTGTGCAACGCTCTGGCCAGAGAATGCGACCACGTCCGGCGCTTCGCTGGCCGCCAGCACTGCATTCCATGCAGCCGATCCATTGAGAGCGGCAACATCGGGAGCGTCAGTCGCCGCCAGCGTGCCATCGATGACACCCGCCGTAACGTCGCCTGCGAACGAAGCAGTGTCCGGCGCATCGGTCGCTGCCAGCGCCGCGAGAATCCCGCCGCCGCTCTCGCTGGCAATTGCTGCGACCGCGATAGCCGTGGTTGCAATGCCGAGATCGTCGGCGGTCTCGGCGAGAACAATGGGGCTGGTGACATCGCCATCGAACTCGGCAGTGTCGGGATCATCGGTTGCGCCGAGAACGGCATTGAAGATGCTTTCGCCAGCGAACGAAGCAGTGTCCGGATCGTCGGTCGCGGCAAGGTCGCCCTCGACCGCTGGCGTCGTGACCTCACCGTCGAAGGACGCAACATCTTGGTCATCGGTTGCATCTAGGTCGCCACTGATGATCTCTTGGAAAGCGACGTAGGCGTTGGCAATGTCGCACGCGACCCAAGTCGGGTTCGACGCCCCGCTGGTGCCGGTGACGATCCGGCTTTCCGCCCGGGCACACATCTCGGCGATCGTGCCGGATGTTGCGCTGTTGCCATTTGCCCATGCTGTCCAGTTGGTGGTCGGCGTCAGCGATGTGTTGTTGCCGACCTCGCCCGCAATACCGCGGACGCGAAGGTGTTCAAGGTTCGGAGTCGTCGCGTCGAGCGATCCGGGCTGTCCAGCACTGACAACGCCGGTGTTGGTGGCAACGACCCCGATCGGGCCGCCAGTCCCGAACCGTCGCGCCGTCAGGCCGGTCGCATCGGACGTGCCGCTGCTGGTAAAGCTCGCGGTGATCGTCCGCCCGGTCGGGAGCGCGGTTTTGAGGACCGAATACCAGATCGCGACCGCCGCGCCGCCCTGCACCGCCGGGCTCGCGCCGCCGTAGCTCCAGCCGACCGCCTTCGACCATACGTTCTCACTACCGACCGCATTGTCGGCGACACCCGACACTTCGTCGTCGTCAGCCGGTGTAGTACCGAGTCGGTTATCAACCGCGACGACAACGACGACGAGATCGCCGACCGAGCACGCCTGCGTCGTCGTAAGCGCAAGCGAAGCCTGATTGTTGCCGGTGCTGCCGGTCGCGCCGAGCGAACCGAGATCGGTGATTGACATCGAGCGTTCTTTTAACGCTTCGTCTTCGACTTCACCGTTGTCTGCGCCGTCGCCCTCTGCGCTTCCACACCAGCCGCAACCAAACTCTCCTGCCAATTCGTATAGACGTTAGAAATCTCAGTCATCTGCGCCGCCGACATTGGCGACCAGCCCATTGATTGGAGATGCGCGTTGACCGAATCATAGGTGCCCTGCACGTCTGCTTCGCTGTCAAGAGCGAACCGGTGGTACTGTTCGCTCAATTTGTTCTCGCCATCCATAATCGTCAGATGCAACCGGACTTGGACGGCATTGGCCGTCAACTCGATCTGCCCGATCAGCGTCAACTTTTCCATCGCTCACACCCTGTAGGTCATGGTCCATCTGAAATCGAAGGCCCTGCCGTTCGGCAAGTTCGTAACTGAGCACGGCGTGATGGCCTTATTGTTCGCCGGATCGCTTGCATAAAATTCTGCGTATGTGTTGCTCCCCTGCAGCATCAGTTGGACGTGCGTGTAGCCGGTGATCGTCATCCCGCCGTTCAAGATCGTTCCGATCGCCGTCTGGCTCGGCGTGAACGGGAAGGTCTGCAGGCGTATGTTTCCACCCGACGTTGTGTAATTCATTGTGCCGGACACCTGACCACCGGCCATCACCATTCCGCCGACCTTGACGTACCAGCCGACGATTCCTGGGCTTGCGATGCTCCTATCGCCTTGGGTCGCAAACGTGACGGTCGGCGTCCATGTCCCTTCTTCATAGTCGTCGAGCGTGTTCGCGCCCGCGCTCGCGACCTGTGATGCCGGAAAGACAATCTGACCGTTTGACAACGTGATCGACGCGAACGTCGGAGTGCCAGTCGTCGATACATCCTGATTCGAAGTGACGTTGCCGGTGAGCGTCAACGTGCGATCAACATCGCCAGTGACAACCGTGAACGTGCGATCAGCGGTTAGATTCGAGCCCGGCTTGACGATCAGGTCATGCGAGGCATCCGTGTCGAATAGATGCAGCCCGGTATTCGGGATCGTAATGTCGGTGGTGATCACCGGCGACGTGCCGAACATCAGCGCTCCGGTGCCGGTCTCGCCGGTGACCAAAGCCGCAAGATTGGCGGACGACGGCGTCGCCACGAATGTGTCGAAACCGGCTGCGCGCGTGATGCCCGCCCACGACACCAGATCGGCATCGAGGTTGATGGTGGCGCTGGCACCAGCTCCACCGTCCGTCAGCGATATCCCGGTGCCGAACGCCAACAACCGCTCATCAGTCAGCGTCGCATCGAGCGCCAGCACAACATACTGAGCATTCGTTGGCGCTCCACCGCCACCGGCGGTCGAGTTCAGTACGCCTCCCGCGAACGTCATGTTGCCGCCGATGGTCACGGCGCTCCACGCATCCGCTCCCGACCGGTAGTAGATCGTGTTCGTTCCCGCCAGCGCCTCCAACGCCGCGAGATCGTTGGCCAGTGCCAGCGTCGGGTTGCCGCTGACGCCATCCGCATTGGAGACCGTGATGCCTGCCGCCGGTCCAGCGATCGAGCGCGCGGCAGCGGTACCGGCTCCCGTCCTCGCCATCAGGCCGTTCGATGACAATCCGGCGACCGCCGTCAGCTCTGCATCGAGCGGCTGGTAGTTTGCCAAGTCAGTGTCCAACGCATAGGGCGTCAGATCACTCGACACCAAATAGCCTTGCGCCTTGACGAAGGCGGTGGTCGCGATGCTCGTGTCGTTGTCCGCCGTCGTCGGCGTGGGCGCTTTCGGATCGCCAGTGAATATCGGGCTGGCGAGATCGGCCTTCCCCGTAATGTCGCTGGAGACGAGATACCCCTGCGCCTTCACAAATGCAGTGGTCGCAACGCTCGTGTCGTTGTCGGCCGTCGCAGGCGTCGGGGCCCGCGGATCGCCGGTGAAGACCGGTGACGCCAGATCGGCCTTGCCAGCGATATCGCTGCCGATCAGCAAGTCCAAGCCCTCGACCGACACCCTACCGGCGGCACTTCGCGCAAGCGTCGTGTCGGTCGGGTGGCCGAGTTCGATGGTGTTGGCGTGCGTCGGGTTGGAAGTGAAGACCAGCGCCATGTCCTTGTCGCCCGACGAAAAGTCCACCGGCGTGCCGGGGTTCGGCGCATAGATAATGGTGCGGGCGTAGACGTTGGCCGACACGCGGGTCGCGAGACCAGTTTCCCACTCGTTCGCAGTCCGATGGACGATCACGTACGGGAACGTGTCGCCATCAGCCGTGGCCACAGCACTGAACGTGCGATGACGTATCGGCGCGGTGCCGCTGACCGTGACGGCACCGACGCCGTTCGTCGTGGTGGTGTCGCGGACGCGATCCGCGAGGATGTGAGCCATGGCTCAGGGGCCTCGATCAGGCGTGAGTGATCGTTCCCGACGTGATGGTAATGGTTTGGCCCGCCGTGATCGTTGTGCTGTTCAGGATGATATCGCTCGCGGCAGTGCCGACCGTGAGCCCGTCAACCACCACGCTGGTCCCATCGCCCTTGAGGATCTTGGCAAGATTGGCGGTGCCGCTGGCGTCGGCCGATGTGTCGGATCGTGGTGTGCCCGCCATGGTGAGCACCGAGCCAGAACGGGTGAACGACGGATCGGACAAGGTGATGACCGCCAGCACGGTGCTGGGGCTCTGCAGGATCTGCAGGATGGCGGGGCTCGCGTGCGAGTCGATCTCGTCGAGCACCGCCTGCATGCGGTTGCCTTTGAGCGTGGTTGAATAGTTGACGGCCATGGTGACCTCCCATGTTGTGTGGCCAGAGATGAAAAGATGCGAAGGAAGGACGAGCTTTAGGGACCGGGACCGGGGATCGTTGGCCCGATCGGAATGATCTCCGAGATCGGCACGCTCGGACCCGCAGGGGTCGGCGTCGTCTTGCGGCCCAGCAGCTCGGTGTCGTAGTTGGCGAGCGCTTGGATGGTCCGCGCCTTCAGTGCATCGGATTGCGCCTTGAGCTGCGCGTCGCTCATCGGCGGCCCGGCGAGCGGCGGCTTGCCGAACTCGACGAACTCCATGTCGAACACGCAATAGCCGCCGAGCTTTTCTTCCTCGGTGACGCGGTAGCGCTGGCACATCACCGTCATCGGCGGCAGCAGCGGAAGCTGCAGCGGGCCATACCCGTCCTGCTCCAGCGCAGCGATCACCTTCTCGCGCTGGAGCGTGTAGTCTCGCCGGTAGAGTTCGCTTTCGGTGTCATCGACGAAGCAGATCAGATAGCCGCGCACACTCCACTCGACTGCACGCCTACCCATGTCCTCCGCATAAGGGACGTTGCGCTTGGGGAATTCATGGACGACGGTTCTTCTTCCGGACGACTTGCCGCCAGCTTCGACATGGAACATCGCGCCGCGGAAATGTGCCGGTACCAGCTTGTCGCGCCAATAGGATTTAAGACGATGCGGCCCACGGCCCCTGCCAGCTTCAATGATGGTGGCCATGCATCACTCCTGCCACTCTGGCTCTGCCATGGAAGCGTTCTCGCTCTGGCGAGCGCTCTGACGTGGTGTCGTTGGCATTGTCGTCTGACGGTCCAGCTCGGTCTTGGCGAACACGCCAGAGCCCTTGACGCCGACGCGCGTCCGTTTCGGAGCGCGCACGGTAACATCCAATTTGCCGGTGGCGTTGACCTTGGAAGTGATCTCACGGCCTTGCGCACGATCGAGCACCGCGCGATCCGGAATGGCTATCTTGCCTTCCCGAATCATTTGGGCAGTCGAGCCTTCGTTGCGTTCCTTGTGCGGATTTATTTCGCCGTGACCGAAAACACCTGTTTTGGGATCGTAGCCGTGCCTTGCAGCACGTTCGGCAAGCAGACGGGCAACGGCCTCGCGCTGAATTGGCAAAACATCTTTTTCGTTTCTTGCGATGACCTCGACGCCCTCCAAATTCCAATTGCCGAGTCCCTTGCCAATGCCCTGTCCGGGTTTGACATGCGCGCCGCTCGCACCTTCCGGCAGATAGCGGACAATGTTGCCCTCGCGATCGATGATGAATTGCGCTGGGTAGCCGCGCTGCTGAAACGTCGTCGCGACACCTTCGGGCGTCCCGCGACCGGAAGTGTGATGAACGACCAGCCCCTTCACAGCTTGATTGAATGCTCCGACGTTGGCCTGACCTTGCGAGAGATGACTGATATCGCGATTGATGACATCACCGCCGCCAGCGCCGCCTGCAGTCGATGGTGTCCACGGGAACGGCTTGGCTGGATCAGCGGTGACGGGGCCACGGCCGCCTGTTGCCGTTACGCCCACACGTCCAGCCAATGGCAAACTTCTTATTGCGCGCTCGGGATGGTTGCCAATAGTCGAAAACCGCCGAGCCAGTAGACTTCTGCCGCCCTTGCCACCGCGAGCATCGCGAATGCCTCCTTCTCTCACCGAAGTTTCAGCATCCCTGACAAACGCACTAATCGACGCATCTACATTGAATGCATTTCCTCCCGGCACTTGCGAGTGATCGTACTGGAAGATTCCATAGGAGCGCTCCCCGTACTCGTTCTTAGTCCACGGCTTGAAACTCGACTCCTCGTTGGCAATTGAAGTAGCGAACCGCGCCCACTCTTCGGCAGATCCTGTCGTGATCCCAAACCGCGCACCATCAGGCGGCACGACGCCGACCAATTTCGAATTCTGAAATGCTGTGAGCAGCTTGTTGTAAATACCCGGCGCGTCCGTACCGGGAGGCGCGTCACCGCGGCGCATACCCTCACCACCGCCACCACCGCCGCCGCCCTTCGGTGGTTGGGTCACGCTTCCAGCAGGCGGCTTCGGCGCTAACGTCCCGGGATCGATCGCCAGCGGCTGACCGGTGGTCGGATCAAAGCCGAACACGCCTTTCTGCGGTTCGGTGACGCCCACCGCGCTGGGCTTCGCTGGATCGACGAAGTGGCTC